CAAGAGAATTGGTCGCCAGTCCTTGCACATCCTGATTTACCAAAAATCGAGGATTCGTATAAAAGGGCAGTAACTACTGTAATTCTTGAAAACCAAGAAAAAGCTATCAAAGAAGATAGAAGTTTCTTGAGAGAAGCAGCTCCAACAAACAGCACTGGTGCTGATGTTGAGAACTGGGACCCAATTTTAATATCGTTAGTTAGACGCTCTATGCCTAACTTAATTGCATATGATATTTGTGGTGTACAACCAATGACTGGACCAACAGGGTTAATCTTTGCTATGAGAGCAAGATTTGCTTCTATGGATGGTGCTGAAGCACTCGGAGATGAAGCGGATTCTGGTTTCAGTAATGATGACGCTGCTGGTGACTTAACATCATCTGCAATGACAGGTTCAAACCCATCTGCATTAAACGATAGTCCATCTGCTGGTCAGTATACATCACCAACAGGTATGACTACTGCACAAGGTGAAGCTTTAGGCGATGCATCTGCAAATGCTTTTGCTGAAATGGCTTTCAGTATAGAAAAAACAACAGTAACCGCTGTTACTCGTGCTTTAAAAGCTGAGTACACAATGGAACTTGCACAAGACCTTAAAGCAATTCATGGTTTAGATGCAGAAACAGAACTAGCAAATATTTTGTCTGGTGAAATTCTTGCTGAGATAAATCGTGAAGTAGTTAGAAGCATTTATGTTTCGGCTGTTGCTGGTGCTCAAGTGAACACAACTACCGCTGGTATCTTCGATTTAGATACAGATTCTAATGGTAGATGGAGTGTTGAGAAGTTCAAAGGTTTAATGTTCGCTCTGGAAAGAGATGCTAACGCTGTTGGACAACAAACTCGTAGAGGAAAAGGTAATATAATCATCTGTTCTGCTGATGTTGCATCTGCACTTCAAATGGCTGGAGTATTAGATTATACACCTGCTCTAAATAACAATCTAAATGTTGATGACACATCTGCTACATTCGCTGGTGTTATGAACGGCAGATTCAAAGTATATGTCGACCCATATGCTGCGAATGTCGCTGCTTCACAATACTATGTTGTAGGTTATAAAGGTACTTCACCTTATGACGCTGGTGTCTTCTACTGCCCATATGTACCACTACAAATGGTTCGTGCAGTTGGTGAGAACACTTTCCAACCTAAGATTGGTTTTAAAACTCGTTATGGTATTGCTGCTAACCCATTCCACACTGGAGTGATTAGTGCTGGTACTGCAGAAAGTACAAGTATTACTGCAAATACTAACAAGTACTATCGTAGAGTTAAAGTTACAAACTTAATGTAAGATTGTTGCTTACTACAAATGAATTGGGGTTCTTCGGAACCCCTTTTTATTGCCTAAAATAAATGGACAAATCCTTGACAAAAGATGTTTGGATGTGTTAGTGTATCATCATGAAGTTATATTCTATAAGGAATTATAAGTATATTAACAAATACTAATCTAGACAAATAATGGACAAAAGTTATTTACTAGGTTTATTTTCCTTATAAATATAATCAGATATATGTTGGAACTTTAGCATCCCTCATTTTCATTCCAAATTGAAAATGTTTCTTATGCTATCTATATTCTAATATATGGATTAAGTCATTCACTGGACTGTGAATGTCATAACTATTTCGTAGGAGAAAATCGAAATGGGAAATATTTTACTAAACATTAGATATCTGTTAGCGCCTGTGTTAATCATAGTTGCTGGAGCAGGTGTCTTAATTGGTGGTATTATGGCATGGTTAGGAGTAGTTTTACTATTCGTAGGTTTGCTTGTTGATATCGCTACAAAATTTGAAACTACAGGTGTAGGATATGATGAAAATGGAGATAGTTTGGGTTGGGCAAGTTTCCAAAACTTAACTATGTATTTCATGTTACCAATCTTTGTACTGTTTCAACTAGTCATGGCGTGGAGAGTATCTACATACATGTCACTAGGTGGAATGGAAGGCGAAGTCGTAATGTCAATCATACCTGGCATCTTAGCAATGCACGAAGGCATAACAGGTCTTAACTTAATCGGTGCAACACTATCATCTGGTATCTTTATTGGAATCGGAATCATCTATGGTCATGAGTTATCTCATACTAAAGGATTTGGATTTGTAATATCAAGAACTATGATGGCGTTATCTGGTTCAGCACATTTCTGTTACGCTCATGTATACAACCATCATCTAGAACTTGCAAGTGAAGATGACCCTGCTACTGCACCTCGTGGTAGAACAATCTATGGTCACTATCCACTTTCATATCTAGGACAATCTAAATTCCTTTTTAATATGGAAAAAGAAAGATTGGCTCGTATGGGTGTATCATTTATCTCTTGGCAAAATCGTTGGATAAGAGGATATCTAATGGCAGTGCCAACAGTTGCATTATTCTTTGCAGCTGGTGGATGGGTAGGAATGGCTGTTCTAGCAACAATTTGGGGAATCTCAAATTTCGAACTAGAAGCACTTAACTATCTAGAACACTATGGATTAATTCGTGTCAAAGACCAACCAATTGATTACAGACACAATTGGGATAATTCAACAGCTTTTACTGCATGGTTCTTTATTGAAATCGGTAGACAAGCAGACCACCATGACAGAGGTGAAACTCATTTCTGGGAATTGGAAAATGTTGGATGTCCAAACACAGGTTGGGGATACTTCGTAGTATTCTTTATCGCATTAGTACCACCTATATGGCATTGGTACATGAGAAAAAGATTAGCTGCTTGGGATACACATTTTGCAACAGAAGAAGAACAAGCAATTGCTAGAAGAATCAACAAAGAAGTTGGTTACGAAGGCACACCTTTTGTTGGAGATGTATTACAAGACGCTGGTAATGTAGACTTAGGTATGCGTTCAGCTAAGAAGTAGTTAACTCTAAATACTTATAGAATTGGGGTAGAGAAGTCTACCCCTTTTCTTTTTTGGTCTTATAAATAATAGTATGACAACAGAAACATCACCATTAAACAGACAACCTACTGCACTAGACTATTCAAGTCCTACACAGTTTCGTTTTCTAATTAATCAATTACCTAAAGTACAATACTTTACTACTGAGGCAAACATACCAGGCATTACATTGAGTGATGTTGAACTAGGTTCACCACTTAAAAATATACCAATGTTAGGTGATAAACTAACATACGAAGACTTAGCAATATCTTTTATAGTAGATGAAAATTTAGAAAACTATATTGAGATGCATACTTGGTTAACAAGTATTGGATTTCCAAAAGACAGAAAACAATTTTCTGAATTTAGAAGTACAACTTCAAATATGTCCACAACAACAAGAGGTGAAAGTAAAGACATAGGTGATGTAAGAGCAACAACACCAGAAATATCTATGACTAGTGATGCTGTAATGACCATACTAACAAATAAAAATAATCCTGTAGTAGAATGTCGTTTTAGAGATATTTTTCCTACAAGTTTAAGTAGTTTAGATTATTCTCAAAATCAAACTGATGTTGAATATCTAACAGCAACAGTCAATTTTAAATATACAATATATGAAATAATAACACTATAAATACTTATAGATTTATTATTGTGGAGTGAACATGACCTTAGATGAATTAAAAATTCAAGTCGCAATGGACTTGAAAGTAAATGATGAAAGACTTGATACCGAATCTTTAAAAAACCAAGAACTGTATGCAAAGTACTTAGAAATAAAAAGTAACTTTGAGTTATTGATGTATAAAGCAAAGGGTGATTACAAAAGACTTTATCGTGAAAAGTGGGAATACTATGGCGGTAAAGCAGATGCAAAAATTTATGAAACAAAACCTTTCGATTTAAAAGTACTTAAATCAGACTTATCTATCTACATTGAATCAGATGAAGATATAATCAAAATAGAAAATAAAATAGTATACTTAGAAACAGTTGTCAAGTATGTTGATGGTGTACTTAAATCTATAAGTGCCAGAGGATGGGATATTAAAAATGCAATACAATGGAAAAACTTTGAAGCAGGATTGATGTAATGATAGATGTAAACAATGATTTCGTAGAAGAACATATCTCACAACTGATAGACTTTCAAATGAAAGAAGTATCATGGCAATATGATTATGATTCTGTTGCTGGTGGTAAAAATAAACATTGGCATGTACTTGCTGGACACAATATACAAGAATGTAATTTAAATGGATTCGATTTTGTAGAACCTATATGGAATAACATACAAAAGAAATATGATGTAGACATGGAAAGAGTTTACTTCAATGCACACACACATGGAATAGAACCACACATACACCAAGATGATGGTGATGTTACTATGATATATTATCCTAGATTAGATTGGAGAAATGATTGGGGTGGTGGAACTTGTGTTCAAGAAATAGGTATGCATCCAGCAAATATTCAATATGAGGGAAACAGATTAATTGCATTTACAGCTGACTTGTTTCATCAAGGTATGCCAGTGAGTAGAGAATGTTATCAATTAAGAACTTGTATCGTATTTAAAACAACATGGAAAGATAAAACTAAATCTAAATGGTATAATAAAAATAAAAATCTAAAACCAGAAGATGTGAAAGTAGATATCGAGTAATGATGAACTACTACAAATTTATTGGACATTATAAAAATATAGTTAGTCAAGAATTATGTAATGCTATAATTGAAGAAGACTTTGATTACAACGAATCTACATACTCTACTCATGAAGGCCAGTCACCAGATTGGAAAAAAAATAAAAGAGTTAAAATGGATGAGATATGGATTCGTAAGGACAATGTTTACTACAATGAGTTAAATCATGCTGTTACTGATGTGGCAGAAAGATACTCAGAAGAAGTTAAAACAAATAAAAGAAATTTTGTAGCACATAAGACAACAGACTTTAGAGTTAACAAATATGAAAAAGGTGGATACATGAGTTTACATTGTGATAATATACATCATAGTCATGGTCAACAATATGGATTTCCACAAGCTTCAGTTTTATTATTTTTAAATGATGATTATAAGGGTGGTGAATTTGTTGTGTCAGAACTACAATTAAATATAAAAAAAGGTGATGCAATTATTTTTCCTTCAAACTTTATGTTTCCACATGAAGTTAAAGAAGTAACAAAAGGAACACGCTGGAGTATAGTATCATGGTTGATGTAACACAACACAAAGTATTTCCTACTTTAATAAATGAATTTCAATTCAATATGGATAAACAAGAACATGATTTAGTTATTGATGAACTCAATGATATGGAAAAGTATAAAGAAAATAATCTTATTACTCAAACCACAGATGACTTGGCCAAACATATACCAAAGTTTACAAAACAAATCTTTGATATAACAGAACACATATGTGAAAAATATTCATACTTATATGATAGATTAGAATTTACAGGTATGTGGGCAAACAAATTAGTTAAGGGTGAAGTACATCCACCACATACACATTCAAATAATATTTTTTCTGGTGTATATTATTTAGAGGGTGGTTCACAAATACAATTTTTTGACCCAAGACCACAAGCAAGTGTATTACATCCTAATTTAAAATATACTACATTTGATAACTCTGGTATGGTAGGATTTGAATCATCAAAAGGACATGGATTAATTTTTCCTAGTTGGTTACAACATTGGGTATCAACAACAGACACAACCAGAATTAGTATATCATGGAATGTT